TTCGCAATACTTAAAAAGTATCAATTTGATGGAGGATAAACAAGTGAAAATTAATAGAGATAATATGGAATTTTCATATCAAATAGAAAAATTGAAATCTAAGTTAAATCTTAGTGCAGATATAGCGAAAGCCATTGATGAAGAATTGCTAAAATTAAACCTACATGAAAATGAAAATTTAGATGATATAGCAGAAAAAATAATGACTGTTAGAGATGGATTAAGAGATTTAGCAGATTTTATGAGAGAAAATAAGTAATTAGCAGTACTTAGAATGGATAAAGTAACAATTTTAAACATAACAAAAGCATTAGAGAACTATAAACGGAAATTTATAAAGCTTCTCTAATGCTGTACCCATCTAATATTATAACATAAAGGATGGGTTTGACAATGAAGAATGCAGTAAATAAAATAAGAAAATATAATGAATTAAAAGCAGATATAAATTATTTTGATATAAGATTAGAGGAGATTGAAGAAGAGATTATTGGTATATCAGCTCAGCCACAAGGAGAATTTACAGGAAAGACTTATAAAATTAATTCTCAAGTAGAGCAGCAAGTTGATATTTTAATAGAGAAGCAAGAAGAACTTAATATAAAAAAGGCAAATGCTATAAGAATGATAAGAAAGATTGATAATGCAATGAATATTTTGACAGACGAAGAAAGAGAAGTAATTAAAGTAGCAGTTATAGAACGTAAGAGATACTGGAGATTAGAAGAAAATTAAATTTAACATATGCCAGGATAAAACAAATAGAAAGTGATGCAATAAAAAAGATGGAAAAGTACTTATTATAGAAAAACTATAGAAAAATTATAGGTTTTCTATAGGATTATTATAAAATATAGCTTTAAAATGGATTATAATAGTATCATAGAAAATTAGAGATTAGCACTTATTTAAAGGCTGGTATCATGTTTAAATTAAGTAAGATAAAAAATATATTGATTTAGGTAAGCACATGCAGATTATTGTATGTGCTTTTATTGTTGAATGCATGGGAGAGGTGTGTATGAGTAAAAAGTTGAAATTAAATATGAAATTTGAAAACGGTAGAGTTATTTGTGCAAGGTCTCCAGATATGTGTAATGAGTGCAGCAGTAAAAGAAATTGTGAAACAATAAATGTATTTTATAATCAATATAACCCAAAAGATATACTTGAATGTTTTAATAACAGTGAGAAAAGAAGGTGAGTGGATGAATGAATTTTGTTGAACCTATCCGTGATCCGGATGTATTTCATGATATTCAAGCGACTATAAAAAAAGAAAATCCTAGAGATTATGTACTTATAATGACAGGAACGTATACAGGACTTAGAATATCTGACATATTAAATTTAAAAGTAAAAGATGTTAGAAATAAAAAATATATTGATTTAAAAGAAAAGAAAACAGGGAAAAGAAATCTTATAGAGATAAACCCATTGTTAAGAAAAGTATACAAAGAATATTGTTTAGAAATGGATGATGAAGATTATTTAATGCGAAAGAGTAACATTAATAAATCAATATCTCGCAATAGAGCATGGAGAATAATGAAGGATATAGGTGATAGATTTGGTGTTGAGAATCTTGGAACTCATACATTAAGAAAAACTTTTGGATTTCATTACTATAAGCAGACAGGAGATATTGCAACTTTAATGCAGATGTTTAATCATTCTAAAGAATCAATTACTTTAAAATACATTGGAATAACTCAAGATAAAATGAATAAGGCAAGAAGGGATTTTGAAATATAAATCCTTTTTTATTTTATGCACTAGTAAACACAATGAGGTAACGTTAACTAGTTTTATCTTAAAATAGTTGAATGCATTGAGAATACAAGCGTTGATAGTGATTCTAAATAGTTAACACAATGTGAATTATGTTAATAAATTAATACGTGATTTTAAATTCTCAATAATAAATTGCATGCATGCATTGATAGAAAGGAAGTGATGATTTGGCACTCAAAACGCTAACGGAAAAACATATAAGAGCAGTTGAATTGATACTGAAAGGCGAAACTAACACGAGTATAGGAAAGAAAATAGGTGTAAGTAGAAACTCAGTAGCAGCATGGAAAGATGATGAACTTTTCAAGGCTGAACTGAGCAAACAAAGGCAGGCTCTAAAATCTAAGGCTGATGAAAGGCTACTAATGAATTTAGATCCACTACTTGATAGATTGGTTGATATAGCCCTTACATCAGATAGTGATAAGACTAGCTTAGATGCCATTATATACGCTATAAATAGGGTTTTGGGAACACCAACTAACAAGGCTCAAGATGTACCTGAGGAAGATGGGAAAAAGCCAATAATTGATATTGATAAAATGCTTATTCAAATCAACGAAAAGTCGGGAAATAATTAGTCAATAATTACTCAATTATTTCGTATAAACTTTATTTAGCGAAATTACTGAAATATAAGAATGGCTTAAATACTAGCTTTGTTATAAGTACGAAATTCAAAGGTCAGATTTTTAGCGAAATAGTGTACTTTTGCTAGTAAAAGTTTAGTAATACTGTTAGTTGAATTTTGGGAAATAATGAGGCTATTACTGACTTTAAGGTGGGGGTATTCTAAATTGGAAATGCTTGTTTCTGTATCGATAAGCCATAAAAAATTATATCATATTTTTTAATTTGAAAGGAAGTGATTAGTTGATTTATTATGACAATTTAGAATTCGATACAGATGTCGAATATGAAGTTTATATACTCAATAAATATCTTACTAAACATTATGATAGTAAATTAGCTAAGGAACTTCTTAGAAGTTATAATGATAATCTAGATGGACTTGCTAAGAGTCTTGGTCATAAAGATATTGGGTTCTATTGTGAGTACTTTTTAAGAGAAATATTTGTTCCAAGTGATGATAACACTGCTAGGGAATTATGCAGCAGTCACTATGAATTGTGGGACATGGCAAATAGAATGTTTATTCTAGATGAATTTGACAAAGCTAACATAGTCTGTCCTAGAGGATTTGCAAAGACAACTATTTTTGATTTAGCAGTAATATCGTGGTCAATATGTTATGAAGAATCAAAATTTACTATTCTGATTGGTAAGAAAGATAAAGACGCAACTCAGTTTATGGATGATATTCAGAAGATCTTTGAGAAGAATGAAAGGATTGTAAATAATTTTGGATTGCTTATTGATAAGAAACACTACACAGTAAATGCCAATGAGATTGAATTCATTAATGGATGTGATTTGCAGGCTGTAGGGTCTGGAACTTCCATAAGAGGTCGTAAATATGGAAATGTCAGACCAACTTTAGTAATTGGTGATGATGCTCAGGATGATAATGATATTTTGACTGAGGATGCGCGAAATAAAAAATATGATATTTGGTGTAAGCAGGTTGAAAATGTTGGTGATACTGCTGTTTTCAGAAAAGGTAAAAAAATCAAGAAAGCTACAAAGATAGTTTCTATAGGAACTGTGTTACATTTAGAATGTTTGATTAGCAGACTTTTACGAAATCCTGATTATAAAACAGTATTGAAAAGAGCTATTATTCTTGAAGATGGTCAGAAGGTTGATGACATATTTAAGCAGCCACTATGGGAAGAGTGCAGAAAATTACTTTACAATCCTAAAGATGATAATCCACAGGAAACTGCAAAGAAATTTTATTTGAATAATTATGATGAAATGCAGTTTACAGTGTTGTGGCCAGAAAAATGGGATTGCTTTGAAGACCTGGCACTTGACTATTGGAAAAATAGAAAAACATTTATGTCTGAAAAGATGAATGATGCAACTTCTATAGGTGAAAAATGGTTTACTTCTTATAGAGATATGAGAAAAGCTGAAATTGAGAGAAATATATTTATTAAAACAGCTTTAGTTATTGATCCAGCATCAACTACTGGAGATAAATCCGATTACACTTCTATGGTTGTTGCAAGTGAATCCAGCAATGAATTTTACTACATAAGAAAAATAGTAATGCAGAAGCTTAGTTACAATGATTATTGCGATAAAGTAATTAAAATATTAAAGGAATTTAGAGATATAACTCATATTGTAATTGAGAAGAATACATTCAGTGGTGCTGATGTGGAAGAAATTAAAAAACGTATCATCGCAGATCCTGAACTTGATATTACTGATTATGAGTTTATTAATAATATGCAAAAAAAGAATAAAGATGAAAAAATCAGTACAATCATTGGTGATGTTAACAATGGAAAAATCATATTTGTTAGTGATAGTGAAGATAGTGAAGAAGCAATTAAGCAGCTTATGGAGTTCCAGGGACAGGATTATAGTTTGCATGATGATTTCCCTGATGTTATTGCTGAAGCTGTTATTAACTTAAATTCAATAGAAGACTATCCATACTTAGGATGGACTACATATTAGAAAGGAGCTAAAAATGCTAGACATTGAAGCAGTAAAGCAATGCTATAATGAATATCAAGAAAATTATATTCATTATGAAAAGATTGATATGTATTACTATGCCAATACTGATGAATTAAAGACTTCTAATCCAGTACAAGGAAGAAGTAAAGCTAAAGTAGTTGATAATTTCTTTCAGAGCTTTGTTGATAAAGAAGCTTTATACAGCTTTGGTAATTCAATAACTTATTCATACAATGAAAAACTTGAAAAGAGCATTGCTGATGTTATAAATGAAAATACATATAATAGAATGAATCATGACAGTTCATTAGGTCAAAGACTTATTGAATTCGGATTAGTTTATGAACTTAATTTTATCAGTAAATATGGTTTTAAGAGCAAGATTGTTACTCCAATGCAAGGAAATATGTTTTATGATGAATATGATGAGCCGTTATTCTTTATCTATGTTCATTCAAAAGATGGAGTAAAAAACTATATTGATGTTTATGATGATAAATATGTTTATTACTTAACTCCTTCATTTGTTGAAATATCTCATAAGAAACATGGATTTAATTGTATTCCTATAGGTGTTGGAATGATAGGAAATAATAAATATAGCATTAAGAAAGGTTATGTTGAAGGTGACAAGACTATTTATAGAATGGTTAAAACAAATCAAGATACATATTCTCAAACTAAGAGCTGTATGACACAGGAAATTATTGATTTTAGGAATGCAATTCTTAAAACCTATGGAATTAAACTTAGGGATAAACTTGATGAAAAAACAGGAACGCCAATTCTTGATAGTCATGGTCAGCCGATTAAAGAAGAGCCAGTATTAAATAATACAAAGATGTTACATTTTAAAGATAAAAAGGTATCTGATGCAGAGTGGCTAATTAAAGATATTAATGATACTTTTATAATGAATATGCTTAAGGTATTCAGAGATGATATGCATACGTTGACCTGCCATATTGATTGCAATGAAAAAATGCAGAGTAATCTTAGTGGACAGTCATTAAAGGCCAGGTTGCAGGCTCTTGAAAGTAAATGTACTCAAAACTCACAAGCCATGCATGACATAATTAATACCAGGATTAAATGCTTATTTGATTATTTATCAAGTATAAGAAAAGGTGATTATGATTATAAAAAGGTAAAAGTAGAATTTACTGTATGCATTCCAATTGATGATGGAATTATTGCTGATATGATTAGTAAAATACCTCATGAAGTAGTTTCAAACCATACAAAGAGATCATGGCTTCCTAAAATTAATAATCCAGAATTGGAACAAAAAATAATAGATGAAGAAAATAAAACAAATCTCAATGAAGTTGATCTTGATAAGGTAGTTGATAAGAATGAATGAGGAAGAAATATTAAAAATCTTATCTAGCTATGATTTAACTGAAGATGAAATAGAGTATTTGTATCTGCAGTTATACTTTATTAATGAATTAAATAATAAAACAGATGAACAAATGCAAGAATTTCATAGGATTCAAAAAGAGAATAGGGACAGTATACTTAGCGAAATTGCTAAGATAATGTTAACTTATACTATAATAGATACAATTATGTCTATTAGCGATTCTGACAAGCTTAAATTACAATTTAGACTAAATGAGTTAGTTAATAAGAAAGTTCAATCAGAGTTAGATTCTGAGTATTTAAAGACAAAAGAAACATTAAGACTAGTAGGAGAACACAAATATTATACTAATAGCTACGTAAATGACCTAGGTGGTGTTAAATCAGATAAGGATCTTAAAGTAGATTATTTGGATAAGATTATTAATGCTAAAGTGGATGAAAAACTTTGGAGCGATAGGCTATGGGATAATAAAAATCAAACTACTGCAGACTTACGGAAAGAAATTAAAAAATTCCTTAATGGTGAAACTACAGTTAATCAAATAGAAGATGTTATAAAGAAAAAATATAATACTAATGCATATGAAACTAAAAGACTTGTACATACTGAAATAGCAAGAGTTCAAGAAGAAATAAATCAAATATGGGCAAAAGATCATGGTGTTAAGTATCAAATGTTTATGGCCACATTAGATTATAAAACTAGCGAAAGATGTAGAGGTCTTGATGGAAAAGTATTTGAATTTGATGATGTTAATAAGCCAATCCCACCATTACACCCTTTTTGCCGTTCAACTCTTGTTGATATTCCTGATAAAAGTGGAGACCATCTGAAAGGCTTGATAATATAACTAAAGAGAGAATCGAATGGCAGAGTTATGAAGAATGGTATAAGAATTATATTGAAAATAATCCAGTAAGACTTTCAGAAGAAAAGAAATATAAAAATAGATTTTCAGATAAAGAGAAATATGAAAAATATAAAGAAATACTAGGAAAAGAAGTACCTGAATCTTTTGATAAGTTCCAAGAGTTGAAGTATAATAATACTAATAAATATAAAGAGTTAGAAATAAAATACAACGATTCTTTAGTAAAAGATCTATTAAAAGAACATGGTATTGAATTAGTTGATAAAATTAGTGATAAATTATATAGTGTTAAAAATTATAGACCGGATATAAAAGAGATGACACAACACGCAAAAGATAATCTAGAAAATAAAAGTGATAGAAGTAGTATGACTGCTGATAAGGCAAAAGAATTTATAGATAATGCTAAATTAGTTATTTTTGATTCACAAAGAAAGACAATGAAATTCATGGCAGAAGATGGCTATTCAGTTTTAAATTTTGACAATGTCCTTGTAACGGCAGTACCACAGAAGTGGAGAAATAAATATAATAAATATTTAAAGGGGGAATAGAAATGCCAAAAGCAGATAGTAAAAAGTATTGCCCATTATTGAATAAAGATATATGTAGAGCCTACTGTATGGAAATTGGAGATGTAAGAAATGATGACATGGATATAGAACATATAGAGGATAGGTTTAATATTGATGAAGCCAATAATATATGTGAAAAATGTGGATGGGATAATACACCAATAGACTAAAAGCACTTACTTGGAAAAATGAGTAGGTGCTTTTATTATGAAAAAATTTAAGGAGGTAACAAAATGATTTTTAGTTTAAAATGGTTTAGAGAAAAAGCAAAGGAGATTTTAGGACATGATGATATATCATTAACACTAAAATCTTCTGGAAAAGTAGAAATAACTGTATACAATACAGAAAATTATAAGTTTAATAAATTTAAAAAAATAATTGAAGACAATGATCTAATTGGTGTGGAAGTAATTGTTAGAAAAATTTAAGGAGTTGATATTATGAAGGTAAAAATTACAAATGAAGGATTGAATACTCACAAAGTAAAAGTTTTAGTTGATGGAATTGATATTACAAGAAATTTGACTGATATTAATGTAAACATAAAAGCTGGAGAAATTCCAACTTTAAAATTAGAATTTGTACCAGATGAAATGCAGATAGATGGAGATTATGAAGTTATTAAAAAACTTTTTAAAGAGGAAGATAATTTGCATGTTAAAATGAAAAAATAAATAATAAATATACTAAATTTGCCAAAAAAATAAAATCATTAGCTAAAACTGTAGGTGAATAGCAGTTATGGAATATAAAAGTGATAATGGAGTTGATATTTCGGAGGATGAATCATATTCGTTAGTGGGCAAATTTATGATGCAGATTATGGAACTTCAAGAAGGAATTCCAGGATAAATTGACTTTAAGCTACAGTCGTTAAACAAAGCTTATTTTTTATGAAAAATTTTAATACTTACAGGGACATAGGACTTGTAGGGATTGGAGGTACATGTGTTAAAAAGTGAATTAATTAAAAGATTAGAAAATATTGTAGAGGATGCAGATGTAGACGAAGCAATAAAAGCTATGGATGAGTACAAGGCTACTATTGACTATAGCAAGCTTACAACAGATGAGTATAAAAAAATACTTGAAGAAAATCCAGTTATTAAGGCATATCAACAATCGCAATTTGATTCTGCTGTTGGCAGCGCTGTAACTAAATATGACCAAAAATTCATGAAAGAAAAATTTCCTGAACTTTTAAAAGCTGAAATGGAAAAGGCTAATAACAAGAATAAAACTCCAGAGCAGATTGAAGCTGAAAAAACATTAGAAGAAGCTAAGAAGTTAAAAGCTGAACTTGCACACGAAAAAAATCTTAATAAATATTCAAAGATTTTAACCGACAAAAAGCTTCCAGTAGAATTAGCTGAATTTGTTGTAGGTGCTGATGATGAAACAAGTGATAAAAATGTTGAGTTTTTCAATAACTTATTTGGAAAAATGAAAGACCAGGAACTTAAAGACAATGCACCTAAACCACCAGCAGAAATTGCTGGAAAAGTTGATACGGACACTCAAGCATTAATGCATGTAATGGGAATATCTGATGATTCGGCCACAACAGAATAGAAAGGATGAGGAATAAATGGCAAATGTAATAACTTACGTAAAAAAGACTATTCCATTATTGGATAAGGTTTATAAAGCAGGAGCTAAGACTTCTATATTAGATGGAGATATAAGCTTGACAAAAGCTGGTGCAAATGCAAACTCAATTTTAATTCCTAAAATGACTTTAGATGGATTATCAGACTATGGCAGAAATGGCTCTGGATATGATAATGGATCGACTAAGTTAGAATTTCAAGAAAAGAAATTTAATTACGATAGAGGTCAGAAATTTGCAGTTGATGCAATGGATGACGAAGAAACTGTCGGGTTAGCTTTTGGTCAGTTAAGTGGTGAATTTGTAAGAACTAAGGTTGTTCCTGAGGTAGATGCATTCAGATTTTCGACATATCACTCAAAAGCTGCCAATAAAAAAACTGAAGTTCTATCAACTGGTAAAGCAGTTGTTGAAGCATTAAGGACAGCAGCTAATACTATGGACGAAAAAGAAGTAGATACAGAAAATAGAATATTATTTATTACACCGACTCTTAAAGGATTAATTGAAGATCTTGATACAACTGCCTCAAAGTTAGTATTAAATAGATTTTCGACTATTATTCCAGTTCCACAGTCAAGAATGTTTACTGACATAGAATTAGTTAAGCATGGTTATAAATCAAAATCTAGTTCCAAGAATATTAATTTTATGGCCATTCAGAAACAAGCAATATTACAATATGTTAAGCACTTAGTTAATAAGCATATTTCTCCAGAATTAAACCAAACTTCGGATGACTGGTTGTTTTCTTTAGATCATATCAACTTTGTGAAGCTTTGGACAATAAGCTTAACGGTATTTATGCTTCAGTTTCAAGTGCATCTTCAACAGTTAATACAACAACTGAAGGCGTAACGAAACTTGAAGAAGATAGCTAAGGGTGAGGTAAGTATGGATGAAGAAGAGTTTAAAACGAAAAAAGCTTGTTTAATTATCAGAAATTATTTAGAAGAGAATAATCTTCCTTGTAACTTTACCGACGAAGAAATATACGAAAAATATTATATTGCAGTAGTTCAGCTTATTTTGAACTCAGAAAAATTAGAAAGATTAAAAGATGGTTCAGGTGTAAAATCTCAATCTCAAGGTGACAGGTCAACAACTTTCTTTGATGGAGTTGAAGCCTGGACTATTACTGAGGATATTAAGGCTTTATTGCCAGTACCAAATAATTTCAATGCGTGGTGATCTTATGTATTACAATAAAGAAATTAATATCTATGAATATAATTCTTATGAGGATGAACATGGTATCGACAGAGAGGGATATAGTAAGATTAATGATAAGCCTATAATGGTCGATATGCAGCCTTATAGTTCTGAGAAAGCAAAGAAAGATTACGGATATAATATTGAGTGCAGCAGACGTATGTTTTGCGATATCATTCCAGAAATAACTGAAGAGTGTTTAATTGAGTACAATGGAAAGTTCTATAAAATAGAAAAGATACCTTGGGATGATGAATATATAGAAGCCTTATTGAAACAAACAAAAGATTACGAAATAATAGATATTGAAACAAGTTAAGGGTGATATGGTGGATTTTAAGGTAAATGTAGATGAACTTATAAGAGAATGTAAAAAAGCTTGTATAGACACATTAGAAGAGACATCAACTATAGCTGTAGGAGAGATTCAGGCTATAACTCCTGTTAGATTTGGGCATCTTAGATCGTCTATGACGCATGATGATGTGGATAAATATAAGTTAAGTGTAGATGTAGGAAGTAATATTGATTATGCTCCATATGTAGAAGAAGGTTACACGCAAAAGGAAGGTCAATACGTTCCAGTATTGGGTAAAAAGCTTACTGGAAAACACATAGATGGGCATTGGATGATTCGTGATGGGTTAACCATAGCTGAATCTAATATGGAGAGCATATTACAAGAAAAGTTAAAGGAGAGATTTAAAAAATGATAAAATATAATGAACTTCTTTACTTTACGGGTAAGAGAATAAAGGATCATTTTAAAAAATGTAAATTAAGAGTAGAAAAGAATCAGGAAGATATAAAGGAACCAACGTTTTATGTTGAAATAAGACCATTAAATAGTAACAGTTATAAAAGCTACATAGATAAGTTAGTTAATATAACAATAACTTATACAGATAAAATTGTTGATAATGAAAAATTAAATGATGTATTAAATGAATTAGAAAGTATTTTTGACTTGGGAATTAAAGTCAAAGATACTTTTTTAATATTCAAAAATAAAACCAATACGATAAATGATGACTTCCTAACACTAAATCTAACACTCAGTTATAAGGATGATAGATACATTAATGATGAAAGTGAGACTTATAGTGCATTGATGGAAGAATTATATATTGATTTTACAAATTAAAACCTAAAAATTGAAAGGAACAGAAGTAGATGAGTGACAAAGTTAAAATTATTTTAAAAGCTTTGACAGATAGTGTTACAACAAGAAGTTCGAGTGGGATAGTATGTTTATTATTAAAAGATTCTATTGAAGGGCTTAAAATCTATAAAAACAGAAAACAAAACAAAGAGCATTACTCGAGTGAGAACTTAAAGATAATAAATAAGTGTTTTATTAAATATGGTGTAAAGTATTTAAAAGTAATCTGCTATAAGTCTGAAATAAGCGATGCGCTTGAGAAGTTGAATGGTGTTAAATTTAATTATTTAGCAGCTCCAAATATTTCTGAAGATGAGGACAAGAGAAAAGTTGTTGATTTTATAAAAGAACAAAAAGCACAAGGTAATTTTTTAGTCCATGCTGTATTGCATAACTTAAAAGCAGATCATGAAGGAATTATCAATTTTAAAAATGAGCAAGTTGTGACTGACGATGATAGTCTTACAGGGAATGAGTACTGTGTTGATGTGGCTTGCATTATTGCAACATTAAACTTGGAGAGAAGTCTGACTAATTTTCTTGTATCAAATGTTAACTCAACAACTGTCATTGAAGATATGGATACTGCAACAGAGAGTGGTGAACTATTTTTATTTTATGACAATGATATGGAAGGGTATGTTTTTTCAGATGGTGTAAACAGTAAAACAACTATAAAAGATGGCGAAAAAAATGTATTGAAAAGTATAAGAGTCTGCGAGATTTTAGACATGGTTAGAGATGATTTAAAAGTAATATTCAAGAAATCCTATAAGGGAAAAGTGGGTAATTCTTATAATAACAAAAAGCTTATGAGGGATTATTACAATCTTTATTTTAAGGAACTTGCAAGAAAAAATATACTAAATCCAGGAGAAAGTAATGTTTGTTGGTTGAATTTAGAAGCAACTAAAGATTTTTTAGAATCTGAAGGAGTAGACACAAGTGAAATGAAAGATGAAGAAATATTAAAAAAAGATACAGGCAAGAAGACTTTCTTAAAGGCTAGAATATATGCTTTAGATACAATAGAAGAGCTTGAATTTGAGCTTAATTATTAAAAAAGGAAGTTTGATATTATGAAGTTAGATAAAAAAGATTTTTTAAATCATAAGTTTTTTACATTATGGTTTAACAACGAAGAAAAAGCGCAAGTTATAACAGCGAATGCCAAGTCTTCTTTAGAAAGCCAAAAGTTACCTATAGCAGGTTCTATGGGGAAGATCACATTAATAACAGGTGCAGATGGAACCGGCTCTATGACTTTTTATAAAATAATAGACGACACTTTAAACCAAGATATAAATGAGTGCATAAAGAATGGTAATCCATTTGTATTTGATTTAATTGGTGAAGTTGAAAATAAAGCAACTGGCGGAACTTATAGAGTCATTATCGAAAATTGTCAGATAACTTCATTTGAGGTGTTAAACGTTGATATTGGAAATAATGATGCTATGAAGCAAAGTTATGATTTTGAATACAATCCAGAAGATGTAGACATCGAATAGAACTTAGATTAATTTCTAGGTTCTTTTTTTATTAAAAAACATAGAAAGGGAGTTAGTCTAAATGCAATTAACAATAGAAAATTTACTACAAAACAAAGGAATTATAAATAAACAAACAGGGATAAAAACAACACAATTAACAATTAAAAGATTAGGCGGAGAAATAACAATCCAAAGCTTAAAATCTGATAAATTAAACCAAATTCTAGATGAAGCTAGTTCTGGCAAAAGTTCATTTGAAATAAATAAAAAGGCAATTTATATGAGTGTTATAGATCCAAATTTAAAAGATAACGAATTATTAAAGGGATATGGCTGTAAAAGTAATCCGTATGAAATTGTTGAAAAAATATTCACTAGAACAGAGATAGGAATTATAGCAGATAAAATAGCTGAATTAAATGGGATTGATGAAGTTAAAAAACTTGATGACTTTGTGGTAGAAATAAAAAACTCATAGAAGAAGATATAGAAGCAAGAATGTTAAGTTACTATATCAACAAAGGATTTAAGTTAGATTACTTATTAAACTTAACATACAACGAAAGAGCCTTTTTTATATCTTCTATGGCTTATGAGATTGAAAATAATAGAGAAGAACAAATAGCATTAAATCCCTTTTTTGTAAAGAAAGAATAGGCAAGGAAGGAGGATTTTAATGGGTAATTTATATGGTGGAACGTTAGTTATTGGCAATGGGTTTCAGTCAACTTTTAATCACTTTGCGAACGATATGAATAGAGCAGGAAACCAATTTAAAAGATTTACTACAGAGAATACTAACCAAGCTAATAAAGCAGGTAAAGCGTGGCAGGATAGTTTTAGTGGAGCGACTAAATCATTCGATAAGTTTTATAACAACACAACAAGTAAAATAGCAAAAATTACAGCAGGCTTTTTATCTGTTAAAGGTGCTATAAGTGGTGTACAAAAGATATTAGAGAGTGGTATGGAGTTCCAAAATGCAAGTGTATTCTTAAAATCTGTATATGGAGAACAAGAAGGAATAAAGAAGTTTAAGTGGGCTACGAAAGAAGCAAATGCAACACCCTTTTCAGAAAGTGAAGTAGCGAATGGTTTAGCAAGAGCACATTCTTTAGGTTTAAAAGACGATGCACAATCATTCAAAATGTATGAAGACTTAGGTTCGTTTGCTAAAATACAAGGCGTAGGGGACTTAAATAGTGCTATAGATGCCATAGTGGATGCACAGGCAGGCGAGTGGGTTCGTTTGCAAACTATAACAGGAATAAAACGTAAACAATTAGAGGATTTTGCTAAAGAAAAAGGGTTAGGTAAATTTACTAATAAAAAAGGACAAGTAACCAATGCAGATAAATTAATGGAAGTTTTACAGGCTTATATGGATGAAAAATGAATTACTGGTATGACAGATAAATTCTCTAAAACATTAAAGGGTAGGGTAGATACTTTAAAAAGTAACTTTACTAAGATGTTGGCAGAAATAGGTGGTATAAACGGAAAAGGCGAAGTTGAAGATGGTTCTTTATTTGATCAAGCTTGCAAAGGAACAGAAAGGCTTATAGAATCTGTTGGTAAATTTGCTAAAAGCTCATCTTTTGACAAGATTAAACGTGCCTTAGGAGATGTTGGTGAAGCTATAATAAAAGGGTTCGATTATTTAACTACGCATCCAGAAACTGTAGATAAATTATTAAAGTTTGGTAAAGCCTTTGTAGAATTTAAGATTATTAGCACACTTATTAAGCCATTCAAAGACTTTTCTGGTGCATTAGGAGGTATTCCTTCTGTTGTGGAAACTGTTATAACGGCAATTAAATCCCTAAGTGGCATAAATGTAGCTAGTGGTATGGCAGGAAGTAGTATGGCAGGAACTATGGCAAGAAGTGGAATGGCAAGCATGGCAGGAAGAGCAGTAGGTAATGTAGCTTCTAAAGTTGGTTTAAGAGGATTGTCTAAGGTCGCATTGCCAGTAGGTTTAGCTTTAGAAGGTGCTAATATGTTCTTAAATGAAGAAAGTATATTACGTAAAGGTGCTAATGCTGTAGTTAACGGTGCAATCGCTCCATTTACTGGTGGGGAAAAAGTAGATGGTTTTGCATGGTTTATTAAGAATTTATACAAAATGGAAAGTAGTGCATTTAACAAATTTGGTTGGATTAGTACAGAGAAAAAAGACCAACTTAACAGTAATCTCGACACTTACTACAAGAGTAGAGCAGATTATGTAAATGGGCGTTCAGATTCTTATATGTCAATAGTCGAAGTGATGAAAGATGCAGGAAGAACAAACATGAGTAGTCCAACAGTTCAAGTACACATAGATAAGATAGAAAAAGACGTTGATACAGATAGTTTATTAACTAAATTAACAAGTATCTTTAACAAGAATAATACAAGAAATTCAGTTTCATATTAAAAAAAGGAAAGTGATAATATGGCAGATGAAAGACGATATTTTAAGGTGACTGGTAAGGCTGATAACTATTCTCTTGTATTCCCGATCACCCCCTTTCCTAAATTTTCTGCAAGTGTAGATACAAAGTCTGAACGATTA